CATATAACGATAACAATAGGCTGCTAGTGTAGTAGCAGGAAGTTCTGGAGCAGTTGTTAAGCTTGTACAATATTGGAACATATTAGAATAGCAATATGTTGCGAGTGTAGTAGCAGGAAGTTCTGGAGCAGTTGTTAAGCTTGTACAACCATTGAACATATAACGATAACAATAGGCTGCTAGTGTAGTAGCAGGAAGTTCTGGAGCTGTAGTTAGACTTCTGCACCCACTAAACATATATTGACAACAATAATTTGCTAACGTAGTCGCTGATAATCCCAGAACTGTATTAAGAGCTTCACAATCTTTAAACATACCATCATAACAATATTCTGCTAATGTAGTTGCTGGGAGAGCTGGAGCGTTAACAAGATTTATGCAGTCCCTAAACATATATTGATAACAATAATTCGCTAACGTAGTTGCTGGTAATCTATGGATATTAATAAGATTTGTACAACCTTGGAACATCGAACTGTAACAAAAATTAGCTAGTGTTGTTGCAGGTAATTCCGATGTTTGAATGAGAGAGGTGCAGCCATAGAACATCGAACTGTAACAATATTGGGCCAATCTTGTAGCTGGTAATTCTGGAACATTGATAAGACTAGTACAACCTTTAAACATTCCTGAATAGCAATGATCCGCTAATGTGGTTGCTGGAAGTTCTGGTGCAGTTGTTAAGCTTGTACAATATTGGAACATATATTGATAACAATCTCCAGCTAATGTGGTTGCTGGAAGTTCTGGTGCAGTTGTTAAGCTTGTACAACCTTGGAACATATTAGAATAGCAATATTTTGCGAGTGTAGTAGCAGGAAGTTCAGGAGCAGCTGTTAAGCTTGTACAACCTTGGAACATACTGCCGTAACATTTATAACCTAATATAGTTGCAGATAAAAATCCATTTGCAACTCCACAGACAGTAGTACTATTATAAAATAGTTTATAGAAAGCATAGTCATATCCCCGTAAACTTTCTCTTCCATTTGCAAATCCTCCAAACAGCATTGACATACAGTTACCAGACAGATTACATTTTTTGCTAATGGTAAATGTACCAATTCCTGTTGAGGATGCAGGCTTCAATCCAGTAGCTCTGAACGAAAGTGTCTGTCCCGTATTAATAGCAGGCGTAGCAGTACCAGCAGCAAGAGAAGTTCACTCCATACTTCCATCTATGCAATACTCACAAGCATTGGTGGAAAGCGATGCAGTAAGGCCGTCTTCAAGGGCTTCAATGGTAAGGTAGTCATTGATGTTCGTTGATCTTTCTTTTACACCTCCTCCCATAAGACTTCTATGTAGTATATTTTTATCCATAAATTAAATAAAATTAGAGATAACTGCAAGATTATTAATTATTGAAACTTGATAAGTCTTCGATGCCTCAATATTAGGTATTTCACCATTAGCTCACTTCACCGTTGATGGCACATTAAGAGTACATCCGCTTGAGCTTGTTGTGAACTCAAACATATAGTTATTGAGTATGCTTTCATTCGCAGGTGTAGCAAGTGTTATTGTCAGCGAATACATCTCCGATGTTCACTTGTAGTATTTATTTGGCTCGATTGTTTGATATGAAGATGTAGCAGATACAACAGGTGTTTCTGTATTAGCTATTGCACTAGCTATTGTATTGTTCACATACGACCTTACAACCTTATTCTGTACAGGATTAGTAGAGAACTCTGACATTGCAGAGTCTATGGTAATTGTTGGTGGTTTAATATTAGATATAGCATTATCCACATAAGCCTTTACAGCTTTTGTTTGAGGGGCCATGTATGAACTAGAAGTTAATTCTGAATCATTGAGTGGCTGATCTACAATAATACCTGTACCATCATTATAAAGTGATACTTCTATTAGTTCAGGATCGCCTCAATATTGAGCAGCCCTAAATCTTATTCCTATAGTGGTGAATACATTGTTACTTGTTTCGAAAATAAAAGAAGATGCAATAAATATGTTAGGATATCCCTTAATTCTTACTATAGGTATAGTGTTACCATAACTAATCCCCGCAACGGCTTTCCTATAAACTTTAATGTTTTCTGCTTTCTGTTCTTCAGTTAACTCTTCTCCAGCATATACTTCTTTTATATTAGCTACATTTGATAATTCATTAACTGATGTCAAAGCAGTCATACTGGTTCTATCAACCTCTTCTACTTTGTCGAGTGTAATCCCAAATAATCTTTTAAATCAATATGAAGGTAAAAGGCATTTTAAACTATTACCCAATACCTTATTTACCTGATCACGTATTTCTTGTATAGTCATAATTATTACATTATAGTTACAGAACCATCTTCTCCAACTACAAATAGCGTAGTACTTCCCAGGAAATCTGAAATAATAACAAGTCCAGGCGCCTCGGCATACCTAGGGTGTGTTGAAGTAACAAAACTAGTATTAAGTGGTGGATATGTTAAACATATTCCAGAACTTTCAACCTCCGTGGTAAAAGCCATAAATTTTGTTACGTCTAACATAACAGATGGAATTGTTTTACCTTGGGATACAGCGGTTGAACACTTAACATAAACTGCTGCGTTATGTGCTTTTTCCGCATCGGTTAATGTTACAGTAAGCGTTTCTCCTTCTGCTGGAGTTCCTATATAAACAACTTCACTTCCGCCTCCAATATTAGCCGTTGCATCAGCAATTGCATCAGCAATTGAATCAACGATTGAATTGAGCGCAAGATTAAGTGCCTGTCCTGTAATACCCCTTTCTCCATTTTCGGAAATGGTAGAATTAATCATGTCTTTTATTTCATTAACTGTCATAATCTAGTCCTCCTTATTTTTTGATTGTTCGATCCATCTTTTAATAAAAGAGTTATTTGTTGTTCCATTAGCCCTCTCTAACATTTTTTCTATAAATACGTTTCTATAAGTGACACCCTCTTTCTTTTGTGTCGCTCTCTCTCTAATAATTTCTTTCCAAGATTTTTTCTGTACCATAATTAAATTGCAAAATCGTTATTAAAATCTTCATTAAAATCTTGAGGGAACAGTATTAAAATTTGTTCCTCCAATTCTGTAATCTTAGCAAGAAGTTCATCTACTTCTTCTCCAGTATATTTTAATTTATACGCCATAGTTATTCTATTACAGTTAAATATTCTCCAGAAGAATCTTTTAAATAAATACCGTTAGAGTCTCTTATAGCTCTATAACCTTCTGGAATATCTATTTCTAATTCACTCCATTCCATAAAAGAATACAGTGTTTTATGAGTGAATATCTCATTTGAGTCTTTAATAAAACAAATACTTGTATCTAATATGTTACCATCTGTATTTTGTTTGTCAAAGTCTGTTTTCTTTTCAAAATGAACTAATTTTTTATTAATTGCCATACATTTTAAATAAATTAATGGTTGTTAATTGTTGAAAATCCAATAATAAATATGATTATACTCGCCATTAAACATATTCAAAACAATATATTATATACAATAATTGAAATTTCAAATACAACTACAAATAAATTAAAAATTGTAATGAATGTTATATAATATATTGGTAACCGATGTTTTCAACAAAATTTAAATGTAAACGAAGATATCCAAATAAAAATTAGTGGTATGATCGACATTGAACCAAGTGTATTAAGAATCGGTAAACATATGTCAAATTTCAACAATACAGTGTGTATTGTATAAATCAATACTAACAAATATGGGATAAATTTTAAACACAATATTTCTATTTTATATAGAAGTTGTTTCATTTAATTTTCCTCCGATAGAAAGTGTGTTTTTAGGCATTTTTGCATTTGGTTTTCTCAAACCTGCAAAAGGATGTGCCATTATAGTTTTCTTCGAATCTGTAAGTTTTCTTTTTAATTCGTTTAAGTTCTTAAATAAGGCTTCTCCATCAGGATTTGATTTTCTAACAGGGCCTTTAGAGTTTTTTACAGAATTATCCATCTTTTTCTTGTTTAAATTTAACTAAATCTCTTTTGTATCAAAACTTTTCTTTAAATCCTTGTTGTTCCATTCCTTTTGGAATCAATCCTTTTGTTATATAATTATCAAAAGTAGCTCTACTAATTCCAAGAAATTTTATAGCTTGATATTTGCTTAATTTTGATTCTGGATTTATCATGAATCCGATAGTATCGCATAATTCTAATAATTCTTCTTCAGATGCATTAGTGTTGCCTGCATCTATCATATCTGCAAAATTTCTCAAACTATCGGATAATAATCTATTATTCATATTATGAAATTTTGTATACTTAACATGCAAATATACAAAATTTTTCTATAAAAACAAAAAAAGTGTGACATTTCTGTCACACTTTAATTAAAGAACATCTTCTCAAGGAATTATCTCTCCTTTACCTATACAATCTGCATAAAATCTAGTTAACGCTACACCATCATATCCATCAGGGTCATCAAGATAATCTTTTACAAATTTAATCAAACGAGATTCCTCTATAATAGACGATCCATGATAATCTGCTTTTGCCATATTTAATACATATAAAGCATCATATCCAATATTATTATCAATATTAATATTGTTCGCCTTAATCATAGCATCTAGATTATCTTTAGTGTATGGCGTAATTTTATCTATTTTATTTAATTGATTTTTTCTTTTCATTCTTCCAACAGCTCATTCACATAATTTCTTATTGAAATGTCAGCCATTTTGAGATAAATAATCCTCCATTCCTGATGGAAATTTTTCTCTAGAATCCAATCTCGGTCTATACATAATTCTTAATATCTACGCATTCTGCCATGAGTGGATTTACCTTCTAATTCACGCATAGCATCTTCGTATCCTTCTTCATAGCCACATTCATAAGCTTCTTTTAGCTCATGATCTGAAGTATGACCCATTCCGCTTCTACCATATCCACTTCTGCCATACCCATCGTAGTAATCTCCACCTCTACGTTTATCGTGACTTTCTCTAATTTCCCACATTCTCATAATTAATCTCCTTTGTGTCACGCTTTAACTGAGCAATCAAATCTTTATTAACTTTCATTAATTCAGACATTCCTTTTGTTAAATCGTGTACTTGTGTTTTTAATTCGTTAATTTCTGCTTGCTGTTGTTGTTTTTCTGCAAATTCTGGATTTAAATCAGATAACATCTTATCACAGTTCGCAATCATTTGTTGATGATAGTTAACACTATTTATTGCATCCACACTCTTTTGTTTTAAACTCATAATCTCTGAATTCATTGCTAATTTATTATCAGAAATAACAATTCCATTATTTCCAAAATCAGCAATATCTAAGTTAGCTGGCAATTTTTGATATGTAACATCTTGGTTATTAATTTTTGCTACAATATCAACAACCATTTCTTGAGGTTGTCCAAATACTTGTGGTACTGGATACTTTGGAGTTGGTATTGATACACTAACAACAGAACCAACTTCTAACAAAGATTTATCTTTATGAAGAACAAAAATTTGATTGTTCGGTCTAAGCGATTGAAACATAATATTTAATTAGGTTAAACTTCCAGTTAATAATTGAAGTGTATCTGTCTGACTTTCATACCATAATACATACACTCCTGTTCCAGGAATATCTGCTACAGTAACAGCATCACCATTAAAAGTTGTTAAAGGTTTGGCGTTACTTCCATCCGAAGTAAATTGGATAGGAAGTGTATCTGTTGTTCCAGCTGGAATTATTTGTGCCAAACGTACAATTATCAAACCTCGAAAAGGTCGCCCAACATTACGATGGTTGTTAAAATCGAAAGACACATTAGTAGCTGTAACTGATACACTATTAGAAGACAATGTAGGTATTCCATTAATATTTACGTTTATATATGCTGGTAAAATCATAACTATACCTCCTATTATCCTCAAAGTGAACCGTTGGAGCATCCACAATTATTTCATGTTCCATATCCTGCTCCAAAACCAAATCCAGTGTATGGATTAAAACCATATTGTGCAGCAACACATGTTGGAATAGCTGTTACAGGACTATAAGGAACAGAAACTGTTTCTGGAAGATGAGATTTGAAACAATCAAAATCAGATCTAAGTTCGGTCAATGCTGTTGAAATAGGATATAAAGATGAAGCAATATATTCGTTCTGAGCTCTCTGTGAAATATTAGTTTGAAGTGCTAATTTTTCATCACGAAGTGCGTCAATTTTATTCTGCATCTCTCTCATTTCTAATTGACAGAATTTATCATTAATAAGAGTAGTTTGTTCATCTATCTTACCAACAATGGTTGCAGTTTGATCTAAAGTAGCAAGTCTATTTTCATAGCCTTGTGTAGTAATCATGTTTTTAGTTTCGCAGCAACAAGCAGCAATCTTACTAGCAATATCACAATTACCAGCCTGAATAGCATTGATAATTTGTTGTGCAGAAAGACCTACAGTATTACCAACTGATTGTACTTGAGTTCCAAGTGAAGTAAGAGCTGTTTGAATAGCGTTTACATCACAATTAAGTGTTGTAGCAAGTTGTGATATTGCTAAACCATTTCCATTAATGGCTTGAAGTAACACATCTCTACCATAATCGTTATTTAATTGTGAAGCAAGGAATCCGGTTCCGTTATCATAACCTCCGAATCCTCCTCTTCCGCCTCAACCTCCCCACATTATAGCAAGGAAAAGAATTCAAATAAACCAGCCTCCATTGCCAAATCCATCATTGTTATTCATAAGAGCAAGGACACCAGGATCTATACCTCTATTTTGTAACATAGGAGCTAATGCTGAAATAATACCATTAGTTGAACCTCCATCAAAAACATAAGTTTTTTCTTCTGACATAATTTTTAATTTTAATTGTTAAACATAATATCTGCGATCGCGATACAAAGATACAACCGAATATGTCAGAATTAGATACATTACTATCAACAAAAAAATCCGCCCTAAGTCATTGACTTAGAACGGATTATATTAAATTTTATTTAGCAATTCACTACTAAAATTCAGCTCAAGTAAGACCGTTTGTTACTTTATCGTCAACATAAGCTTTAACGTCAGATACAACAGCAAGTCCAGCTGTATCGCCATTTTCGACAAACGAACCTGTTTTAACAGCTACTGAAGATCCTTCGTTGACTACTTTACCATCTACTTCTGCAATAGTTATACTAACATATGAATTAGTATCTGCAGCAGTAGCAGTACTGTCTAAATTAGAAATTGCAGATGCGGCTGCATCAGCAGCAAGTTTGTCATGATCAATTGCTTCAAGAACCTTAACACGTGTATCCATTGCAGCGTTAAGACCAGCTGCAGTACCAGCTGCGTCATAATTACCAGCAAGACTATCAGCGTAATCCTTAGCATTCTGCTCTGCAGTTGCTGCAGCACCCTTAGCGTCATATGTATTTGCTAAATCCAATGCAGTAATTTTAGAATCGATTTTTGCATCAATTGAACCTTCGCCTGTTCCAACAAGAGTTGCAATAGCGTCTGCATTTGTTTTTACAGCACCATTTGCTAATCCACTTACAGCATTATTGATTGCATCTTGTACACCAGATACTTTAACGCCAGATCCACTTACTGAAAGGAATGCCTCAGAAGTCTCATCTTTCTTTACACTAACAACGTGATCTACAACTTGTAAACCGTTTTGGAATTCCGATTCTGCTAAGAAATTGCTAACATCAACTTTTACTACATCTTCTTCTCCATTAGTAAGAATGTAAGTAAATACTAATTCTTGACCTTCAAGTTTAACTTCTTTTAAAGAAGAATCTTTGTAAACTTTAATGATTTCACCAGCAGTAGTTGAAGTTTCACCAACAGTTTGAACTAACTTGTATGCTTCTTTAACATTTGCACCTAAAGCAGTAAGATCATCTCCGGTAACTTCTTGAATTGAATAAGATTTAGAAGAATCGTTGAGTGCTTGAATCTTATCTTCTAATTTACCAAGAGTATTATACTCCTCAGCTGCATCTCCAACAATATCTGCAGCCTTTTGATTAGAATATGCTTTAGCATCAGCAAGTGCTTTCTTAATAGAACCTTCACCTTCACCTTCAACCACATCTAATCTATCAGTAATTGCTTTTAATGAAGCGGCTACACCAGATGCAGATGCAATATCACCAAGACCTAAACTAATTGTAGAACCGTCGTATTTATTAATAGTTAAAATTTTGTCTTCTGAATTCCAGTCAATGTCCTTTAAATTTCCTGCAAATTTATCCCAACCAGAATCGTTACGGACATTAATTGTTTTATCTTCTAAATCAAAATAAATACCACCTACTACAGGAGTTTCTACGTTCTTTAATGAGCTTACTCTAAAAAATTGTAATTGTGTCATAATTTAATTTTTAATAATTAAAGTTCAATTCAGGCCAAATAGATACCATCAGAATCAACGGCAATATTGGACCCATCTTTTATTTTTAAACTAATGTTTTGTGAATTATTTAATACTTTAGAAACAACTAATCCGTTTCCAGAAGTTATTGATGTCAAACCTCCAGATATAGCAGACGTAATTTTATTATTTAATCCAACCAATGCTGCTTGTAAGGTAGTATTAGTTTCACTAGTTCCAACTGGTTCTGAAAGAAGAATGTCAGATGTGCGTAATTCTGCATTTATTCCAACTAAACCTTCTTCGGAAAGTGTTAAACCAATTCCATTTGAAACAGTTTGATCCACATCAACTACTTTGATTGCATTTACAGCATCCGTTAAATTACTTATACTTTCTGCCTGGCTTGTATTAATTTCATTAATACTAATAATTTGAGATTCAATATTTTGAACAGATGTCTTATCTGCTTTATTCCCTAAATCTAAAGTTAATTGAGAAATATTATTAGTGTTAGTACTTACAGATCCAGATAAAGTAGATAATTCTTGTTCTAAAGTATTAATATCTTCAACAATTGTTTGAATTTCTATGTCTGTTTTAATTTGAGATAATAACGAATTGTATTTTAATGAAACAATTGCATTATCAATATCAATATAGTCACTACCTCTATATTTATCTACTAATTTATTTACAGGTATACAAATAGCATCGGAGTTAGTATTTGCTAAAAGTAACTCTATATATAAATCTCCAATAACTGCGCCTTCGTATGGCAAATCTGTTTCAATTACTTCTTTAATAGAACCAGAAGAAACAACAAGATCTTTTGGAATATCGATAATTGCACCAACACCCTCGCCATTCTTTTGGAACTGATAAGAAGCAGAATATCCTTCTGTTGCAGTTTCAAGTTTAACTACGTTATATTCAGGAATAGCGATTGCGTCAATTGCAGCTTTAAGTGATTTACCTTGTGCAGCAGAAAGAGCTGCATCAGTTCTATCTGATTCTAAGTTATCTATAATATCAATTGTTTCTGCAGCACCGATTTCTTTTCATGCAGAATAATCTGCAGATAAAGCATCTGCAACATTAGTAAGCATGTAAATCTTACCTTCATCTGCTACTGAAACAAGTAAACCTTCGTAAAGATATAGCGTATCTCCATCAGAAGGCCATGTTTCTTTATTAATAAGCTCTGATTTTGTTGCAACAACAATTCTTGGATCTAGAGCTTCTGCTGCTTTTACTTCAAAATTCGCAGCAAATTGAAATGTACCTTTATTTCTAGCCATATCTTTAGAATTTAACGATTAATTTAACAGAACCTCTATTGCTTCCGTTATAAGTATATGTGTAATAAGTGTGTTCAACACCGTTAACTGTATCTTTTACTTCTGTTTTTGTCCAATCTGATAAACTTACAGTCTCAAATGCTTTTGCTACAGTATTATACATCTGAAGTAATGTAGCAACTCTAGGTACTTTAAACATCTGTGGAGCCTCTGCTGTATGTGGCATAACTGTGAATTCTCCAGTAGACATTGCACCTGCAGTAGTATTCCAACTAACAAGTGATTGTTTAGTTAACTCTCCAGCAGTAACAGTAGATGCAAATCATGGACATGTAACATTTACAGTACGTGTAGCGGTAACATTTGATGCTGGGCACGCTAACGATTCTACAGCAACACCTTTGTTATTAACTGGAACCGGTCCAACACCATAATTTACAACAGCTTTGTATGTTTGTGAACCCAAAGTAGTATACTTTTCTGGAAGAGCTGTAATATCCGAATACTCTGTACCATTAATCTTAATAGTATATACAGTAGACGTAATATCACCTGCATAAGGTAAACTGTTATTGTAAGTAGTTCAAGTTGATTTATTCAAGCCTGCTTCTGAAATAGATGCCACTGCAGTTCCAATTTCAACAGGAGTTGTTGAAGGATTTAGTGCAAATCCGGTAAGACTTGGGGTGCCATGTGAAGGATCTACAGAAGGAAATAGTAAATCATCAAACATTTCATTATAAGATTTACCATTTAATTGTCCAACGGTAGTTCCAGCAACAAAACCTCCAACATCAGTTGGCATAGCAAGAGTTGTATCTTCAATTCCAGACTGATAAGATGTACTTAACTCTACAATACCCTCCTCATTTAAAAGTGCAGATAATGCATCTAAGTTTTTCTTATCTTGAGCTGACATTAAACCATCAGCAGTTTCTGAAGCAATTGAAAAGATGTCCGCCAACTCTATTTGTTTTGGTTCCCCTTGTGTATAAGAAATAGTTAATACACTGCCAGAAAGTACTACATCTGCAACAGCTCTAACAGATTCTGGTTTAGCACCATAAGGAATACCATCAACATAAATTACTTTTTCGTCAGTTGCAAAGAAAATTCCACCAGGATACAAACTCGCATTATACGACGATTTAGGACCTTTAATAAATTGTACGATACTCATTTAATTAAATATTATTTCATTTTAACATCTCTAAAGTGACAACGCTTGTGTCGTCTTCTAAATCGGATTCTGAAGTAGGAGTTGATGCTTTTAAAACACCACTATTAGTTCTTACAAGAATAGTAGACGGTACAGCTTTCTCTGAATAACCTATTACAGTTTCAGTTCCATCCAATGTAGTAACTACAACAACTCCATCTCCCGAAACCTCTGCGTTATTTCCAGAGGCTATTTTAACCCATTCACCGTTACTGTATTCGTAAACTCCGATAATCTCGCCATATTCATCAGTTTTTACTCATATAAAATTAGTAGGAGGTGTGGTATTGTCTATTCATACTGATTTTTTTGCCATTATAATAGTATTAATAAAATTATAGCTAAAATACTTGCTCCTGTGGTAGATTGTCACAGAATCTTTTTATTGTTGGATCTTTTTAGTTCTTTTTTGTACATATCTATCTCAGAAGTATGATCGGCAATTATCTGTGTTTTGATTATATCGTTATTTTCAATAACAATTTTTTGATGTCTCATTATCGAATCTAATTTGTTATTTTGAACAACTAATAGATTTATAATGGAATCGTTGACGTGGTTTAAACTATCTGCAACTTCTAATTCATAAAAAGTATTGTTAATTTTATCAACATCCTCTTTGTTAATTAGAGCCATAGAATCTCTAATTTCAGATATAATTTCAATATGTTTAATTGAATCTAACGATTGGCAAAAACAATTAACTGAGATTAGACTAAATATTATAATTAGTAGTTTTTTCACGTAAATTTTGTTTTAATAATGCGGATCCTTCGCTAATACTAACCGATGTAGTAAAGCTACTTTTTGATTTTTCTATATCTTCTTTAAGTACATATAAAGAATCTATTGTAGTATTTAAATCAGATACTTCTTTTTCTAATATTACAATAGATTCTATCCTTTTATTGTTATCGTTTTCTAAAGAATCGATAACATTTGACTTTTCAATTAACAATTCATTATATTCTTGTTTTAAGACATCATAACGTTTTTGTGTAATAATGCATTGCCCCAAAACAAATACAAATATAATAATAATTATTCAATTATACACATTTTTCATTAAATTTCTTCTCAATCAAATATTTCCAAATCAGATTTTAAAGCAAATGTATCAACATCGATTCCCAAATTAGATCTTACTGCAGATTTTTCAGAATCTGTTAATTGACTACTCGCTTCAACTAACGAAATTTTTGTTCCTAATGAATCAACAAATTTTCATACGGAATCGAACTTATAAATATCGCCATTATCAGAATTAATATATAAATCTTCGTTCGAACCACTAATTGTAGGTGCTCCAGATCCAATAGTTACTTTGTTTCCAGAATCACCTTTTTCTCCACGTTCACCTCTCTCTCCAGGATAACCTCTATATGCTTCTAAAAAATCTTCTTCGGATCCAACATTTCCTTTTTCTAATCAAATTTCGTATGCGGATTTGCCATTTCCAGGAGCAACCACTAACATTCAACATCCAGATGTACCGGGTACAATGTTTGTATTTGTATGAATACAAGCATAAATACCTCCGTTATATCTTACAAAATCTTGTTTAAACGAATCGTTTATATATGTTTTTACAGGATTCCATTCAGAAAAGTCAAATGATTTTCCTTTTAAATAATCTCTTACAAACCCTTTATTAGAGGAAGCTGTTTTACTATTTATATTCATAATATTCTAACAGTTTAAGAACATCCTTATTAGCATAATTTTCATATTTGGCAAAATAAAGTTTGTAAATCAAATTCCACAAATGTTCTACTTTTTTATTATCCAAAGTATACCCTATATTTAGATCATTCAATAAGGTGCTATAAGTTAAATATAGTTCGTTTAAAATATCTTCCATTACTTACAATTACATCCAGATTTAGTTATCAAAATATTATCACAAATCGGAGTACACGAATGTATTGAATTTAAAATATCCGTTGCTTCACCGTATCTTTCTTGTAGAATAAGATTTTCAAGAACGTGAATAGATATAAATAGAAAATCTCTTAATTTTTTACTTTCGTCAAAATCATCACAAGAAATATTTCCAATCCTTTTATTACATTGAGATATACTCTTTTTTAACAATTCTTTTAAACAATTGTTTAATTTACAAATTGAAAACATTGGAGCTTTGATATATTCCAAAATACCATAATCAGCATACTCTAAATATGGAATAAGCTCAATAACATCTTTTAATTCTGTTCCTTTAAAAAGAAGTTTGTTATTCTTTGAATCGTAACATAAACCTTGATAATCATCATCAACATACATTTTATCAAAAATCTTTAATTTGTGATAAACGTATAATCCATCTACTTTTAAGTCATAGATATAATAGTCGGGTTCAAACGATACTTTAATTGTATCATTTCCTGTACCATCAGGTCCAATTAAAAATTCAACAAAAACAGTGGCTTCTGTATCAACTGCACATGGATTTAGTACAGCGTCTATTTGCAAAACATCAATTGGTGTTGCCACCAATTGACAGTTCGCATTGATTTTAAGATCTACTTCCATTAGTCGTGTATTTTATCATTGTATGGGTTACCATCATTTAATTGCATCGCTTCAAGTTCAAGCTGTTTTGTTTTAACTTCAATTTGTTTGTCATTGTAGTCTTTTTTATCTCTAGCTTCCCTATCATCTATTGCAATCTTTTGACGCTCTAACTCTAATTTAGCATTATTGTTATTTTCAACCTGAGATTGTAATTGTTTAATTTGATTATTGTAATCACCAATCTGTTGCTCATATTGTTCAAGTTGCTGATTCAATTGTTCAACCTGTTGTTGTAATTGCCCAACCATATCATTTTCTGCTTTTTTAGCAGACATTGATTTTTCAATATAATCTTTCAATTCAGTGATGTTTCTAGCAGTAGCAATATTTACAACCTGATCAACATCAACCAATCCAGCTTTTATTAATTCTGTATTTAATGCTTTAATTTCTTGTTTTGTTTGGAAATTTTCAGTACTATCTTGTATGTGTACATCAAAATCAGTAACTGTGAAATGTTCAGGAAGTGCTGTAAATATTTTGACCATTTTTGGACCTAGTACTATATTTCCAGTCAATCCGTTTTTGTACACCTTTTTAGCGACATTTAGACAATCGTAATTAACTTCCTTTAACATTAAATCCATTGCTGCAAAGTATTGTTTTGTCAACAATGTAGAATAACGTAATCCAACCTTTACATTCGATACAGCATCCCTTTCTTGTATTCCTCCAAGTTTTTCTGGAAACACACCTGTCATAGCAGAAGCGTTAGCTTCAATACTATCTATAGCCATTTGAATCGCTTGAATACTTTGAGCTTTAATTGTATCGTCGTATCCATTAAAAGTTGTATTGATTATATTTGCACCATCTTGAGAAGAATCAAATAATGCAAGTCCATTCTTTTTATACGCAAGCCACTTTTGTAATCGTTCTGGAAGTTCAACTCCCAATACAGCCGGAACGTGTGCTAAATCAATCCAATCTCCAATAGTGCCAGATGATGCAATAAGATTATCTCTATAGAATTGAAGAATGTCATACTTCATTATGTTCAACATGGGTCGTTAATCCATGCCCGTTATTAACAGCTATATATTTCTATATAGATCAGACTATATCATATATAATTAAATATTTTCAATTATTATTTCTAATAAATCTTTAGTGAAACATTCTTCCGAAGTGCTATTTGGTCAATTCTTCGGACAATATAAATTTTTTTGAATCAATTTTTTTAATCTTACTTCTTTATCGTGACAAGTTTCATATGTATCAAACTTAATTAATTTTAATATTTCTACTTGATACCCTAATTTTTTATAGTCTTTAAATCTTCTAGGAACACCGTTATTTAAATAAGTTACACCTAATTTATAAAATGATTCCGATTCAGAGAATAATTTAATTACATATAAATGGTCGCTCTTTTTGCAATTTTCATTACACTTTGGACAACCACATCCCGAAAATATATGACAACTGTCAACAGAAACTTCTCCATGGACTGGACATATCAACCTAATTCTTCCATTATGTCTATCTGTTGAATCAATAATAAAATCATATTTATTATTATACAAGTATCGTAATTGATTTCTCATATATTCCTTGCGATTAACTGCAGACCTAACACTTGGTTTATGACCATGTATTAATGCATCTGGATTGATACTTATTAATCCAAATTTAGTATCAAATAACATCTTTTGTTTCATTGCTTTATACTCAGATGCAGGTTTGACCATTTCTGCAATCTCAGGATATAGTTCTCTTAATTGATTCATAAAATATTCAGTTGGATTAAGAGCCACATTAATTCCAGGCTTATTTGATAAAATTTGCCTAGCTTGTGATAAACTCATAACTCCGTATTTATCTTTCACTAATATTGGTTGTGTAATTGATTTGTATCTACCAACCACTTCAATCTCACCATTATAGATTCGATTTACTTCATTTTTAAATTCAACTTCGTTATACTTTTTCATAACTACTTAATTATTTAATTATATTCCCGCGCTTCGACTCACTTGAGCCTACATTTAGTCGTTGAACCTTCAAGGATTTCTCCAAGCTTGGCTGCTGATTGTCTTCGTCTTACACGTTAAGATTTTCCAGCAATTCACGGGATTTACCCAGGACTCGTAAAGTTAATCCTGCATCGCCATTGTATTTACAATAAGACTGAATGGTTGTCCGTTTTTATCTGAGAAAAACATTCCATTTACAGATAGTGTACATTCTTTTGGATTCGACATACTTCTAATTGTATCAACCTCACCTCTACAAATATACACATCTTCTCCTATTTTTACTCCTTCGTGTTTAACAATTTTGTTGTCTTTTCATTCTAATCATTCGCACTCGTAAACCGTAATAGTATTCTCGTGTCTGTTAGTAATATCAGTCTCATAAGGAAGTACTGGGGATACCTCCAAACCGCCTAAGATTCCGGCAGAAGGTATGTTTGCAATAACAGTCTTTTTTGAATCCTCGTCGTATATAAGTGATTCTGGTACAGTAACGTATCTATAATCACCTTCAATTCCAGAACTATGTTCTTTGTTTTTAAGTTGTGATTTTGCTTCAGGTGTAAGCTCATCGCAGAATTCCGCCAATACTTGTTCACTTGTCATATATCGTCTAATTACAGATCTCAATGACTTATTCAAATAAAAATTATTATGATTTCTCTCAATAAATGTGTCTAGCGGATTTAACACTTCTAACTGAATGTTGTGTTTATCACTAGTGGCTTTTACTCTATAATAACAAGTACCTGTAATTAACAAATCTGTGAACAATTCTCTCATTTTATTCTTTAGATCTATATCTCTAGAATGTTTTATATATGAAAGAATGTTTTGTGCTGCAAGTTCATATTCGGATACAAAATTCTTTTCTACATTCTCTTGAATTTTTTGCATCTCCTTTTCAATAAAAGGATCGTTGACTGGTTGTTCTCCCTTCAAAATAATGTTTACAATTGCGTTTTGTAAATATCTTTGTAAGAATGTGTAAAGTTCTTGATCAACTTTTAACTTTTTGTCCCTCATTATGTTAGATACCGTTTTTTCATCTTTACAAGTAATCTGCAAATCGGGATCTAATTCAAGATATTCTCCAACCAATACATCAATGTGTTTTTTAATAAGAGGAGTAAATTCAACTGAAGTTGGAACACCTACTCCAAAATTCTCTTCAATATGTTTAAATTGTTCTGAATCTCGAACACAATGATAGTAATTATAAGCTTTCTTTAATATTGATTTGTCATATACGAGTCTTGCTATACAATTATTTATTTTTTCAATTTCTTTTTGATTTTTCATATTAATTGCGTTCTAAAGCAGGTAACTCTCTTCTTACTTCATAACGCATTACTTTTTCAAGTTTGCGTTTCTTAATCTCCTCTCTAATATAATTTTTAAATTCGTTTTCCGTTCCTTGATACGCCAACACTAATGGAGCATTGTGCATATTCATGAACAGATTCAATGTGTATCAATCGTCATCAACAATTACCTCTAATTTACCAAGGTATTCTCCTTCAATTGTTTCATCAATAATTTGTAATATTTCGTTTGCTAATACATTTTCCATGATGTTGTCGAAGTTTCAATTGTGCCCAAACGTTTAATACCATTTTTATCCGTATAGTAGCCAAAATCTTTTCATTCTTTTGCTACCGTATTTACTTTAGAAGGATCAATTCCCATCAACGCTTCGTCAGCAACTTCTGCCATTTGCATAGCTGCAACAATATCGAATTTTTTCTTATTTTCGTAAGAATAATTTAACAATTGTTCTAACATTTCATCAAAATCAATCGCGTGACAATAATCGTTAATGTACATACTGATAAGATCTAACCCGTGTCTGATTACAGACTCTGTTGCCGGAAGTCCAATTAAACGTTTTGAGCTTTTACTATATCTTGTTTTTTGAGAAACAGCAAATTCTGGACGAGTCATAAACAAATTATCTTTATTTCGTTCTTTAAAATATTGCTGTATTGAAATTTTTGTATACTCCAATAACGCTTGACAATTATATCAAGTTAACAGTTTTAAAGTAATATCGTACGCTTCTCGTATGTCTCTAGGTCTGTCTTTATACATTGCTACATATTTTGGTTCCGATAAACCATTAATTCTCTTTTTAATTATAACGCAAAAATCAGAAACGTCATAATCAGATGCAGAATCTTGACTTCCCATATCAATAGCATCTATTCCAGCAACATATAAATTTTTAAATACATTTCCAGATTCATCCAATTCTGGTGGTTCAACTACTAACAATTTGCTTCCTGAAAAAGGCATTGCTTTAACTGAAGTTTTTGTACTATCTCATACTAATGCAGTAGGTTCTGGTTTTATATATTGTTTGTGTACACGAATATTTACCAATTGATCCGATAATGTTGCCGCATCAAATAAGTTGTCACCTTGCATTAACAATGCTTCTTCTGGACAGAAACAGTGCTCTGCACAATAAATTACCAAATCCTTTCCTTCAAGATTTCGTCTAGTTTTTTCATAATGTTCCTTAAATCTAACAAAATCGGTAACACCTCTATTATCAACAAAAGAACTATCTAGTGCAAATTTATGTGCAGGTAAAAATCATCCTGTAAACTGAACTCTTCCGTCACGAGTATCATTATTCTTATATGGCAGTACATTGTAACCAATAGGATTGTTAAAGATGTGTGATAAACCAGCAAGAGCGTCACCAGAGTCTCCTCCTGTTCCTCCACAGATTCTACTACCTATTTTTCTACCTCCTAGTTCTACTAACGCGTTACCCTGGATTCAGGACTTAATAAGACATGGGTTAGAACCCGCCTCTTCAAATATTAAACGTTCACAACGATTACCTCTGACTTTACGAGGGTTATCTGCAACAATACCTTCAATTTCAGACATGGTACCGTATTCTACACCTTCTTTATTTACTAAAGACGCACGTTTCTGTTTAATATTATCAACTTTCATACGAGACTTTTTCATACCACCATTAGTATTCATGTTGAGCCAGTTTAATTGTTCCCAACATTTATCAAGCACTGGTTGTAACTGAGCATCTGCATTTGCAGTGTAAATTGTATGAAAACGACGAGTAGTAATGAAGGGTCTAACTCCAATGCACGCTAAAATTTCTGAAAATCCCCAATTTTGTTACCCTATCGGCTTTTTATCCGATAGTTCTTATAGTTTCCTATAAGTTCAGCGCACATTTTCACCCTCTATCCAGTAGGGTGTTCCACACTCGTGGGGGAATTATTGCTGTTACTAGCGCTCATCCCCTGCGCGTTACGGAGGTCAGCAATCAACTGACTTTCCTCGGTATTAACATAGTAATTAAACTTATTAAATTTTCGACTCAAATAAAAATACGAATCATCATAAAACAAATTGTATAATTTTTTTAATTGAGATTTCGGAACAGTCAATGTTCACATTTTATCTCGATTAGCAAAACAAATTGAAGATTCAATGTTGTTAGTTTTTAAAAATTTTTTAATTTCTTCTAATATCGTTTTTGTTTTTCCACAAATTGAAACTTGGCCCCGAACTCTTTCATTTTTATGTCATTTTGGGTCTGGTTTACAATAATAATAACAAATGCTTCCGTCACCATCAAAATACCCTCTAATAAAATGTCTAATTAAAGAAGTGTCTATATTTGGTAAATGTAATTCATCATATGTTTTTTTATATCCAAATCCTAAATTAACCAAATCTGTACAGAGTTTAGACGAATTAATATCTACTCCTATAGATTCGTGTGCTGTAACAATTTGTCCATTGCGACCTTTTACATTCCGTTCCTTCATTGTAAACAATCTTGCATCAGGACTAATCATATCCTTATATAAATATACTAATTCTGAATCAGATTTTTGTAAATGAATTCTAAATGTTTTACGTTTTTCATTAATGTTTCCGTCTGCTGCATAAAATCCTAACAAATATGCCTGCATCTCTGTTTCAATCTTTTCAAAAAAATTTTGTCTAACTCTTCTGTTACTATGTATTCCTGAACTAAATTTATAGTTCTTTTCAATAAATTCAATTTGTTCTATTTTATTCATAATTTTATTTTCGTGATTAATCACATTAGTCTTCACCGATTTTGCGGAATTTTTAACATTTGTTATTACTAACAAAGGGAGCAAGTTTTTACTCCACGGGCTTTCAACATACAAATATCTTTTCCGATATATTCACATATTTCTACATAATGAAAAAACTCATACTGTTTTGCTGCAAATCTTGGAAAACCATTAATACGACCAGTAGTCGCTTTTTCTGCATCTTCGTTTACAGTATTCATAGTATAAAAATTTAAGAAGAAATAGTGGTCTCCGGTGATTCTGTATTTGCCAACAGTATATCCTTCTACACATCGTCTTCTTTGTTCTCTCCAATAATCATTATACGGTTTTGTGTTTCTTGGAAAAGTTGTATAGGAACCGGTTTTCATAAAGGTTAGCGCTGCCTCTCTAAATGGAGTTGGATCAAAATCCAAACCTTGATCCAACGTAATTGGCCTATAGCCTGTAATTTCATAAGAAAGTTCTGGATCGAAATATCGAATTTCCTCATCGATGGGTACGTCTCACTCCCCATCCTTTCTTTTTATATGTTTTGAAGAAGTTTCTTCAAAAAATTCAGATTCTTCTTCGTCTTCTTTTTCTTGTATTTTCCTTTTAAGTTCCTCTTCAAACAATTGTTTGATTAAACTTTCTTCATATTTTTCTGAATACGTAGGTAATTTCTTTTTCTTTTCTGCAGGAGTTTCTTCAATCTCTTTCTTTCTCGGAACTCTTGTTTTAGGAATT